AATGGTTTAGGATTAACAGCTACAACTACATTAAATGATGCTATTAATCTTCAATACTTTAATAGAAAAGTACCTAAGGATAGCACGGGTTACTCAAGAAAAGTACCTAAAGATAGTACCGGTTACACAAGAAAAGTAGCAAACTAATGTTTGACTTAACAATAAATAAACAATATAAATAACACAAATCAGGAGTACAAAATTATGGCATCAACATTCACAGACCTTGGTATAGAGCTAATGGCAACCGGCGAAAACGCTGGTACTTGGGGAAACAAAACTAACGCTAACTTAAATCTTATTGAACAATTAACTGGTGGATATAATTCTCAAGCTGTAACTGATTCAGGTACACCAACAGCTTTAACAATAGCAGACGGTGCTTTAACAGGTACTGCTCAACAAAGAGTTATAGAACTAACAGGATCAATATCTGGAGCAAGAATTGTTACTTTTCCATTACTTACAGAAAATTTTTACATTATTAAAAACACTACATCTGGTGCATACACAGTACAATTAAAAGCAGTATCTGGTTCAGGAGCCACAGTTACTTTTTCAGCTACTGACAAAGGATACAAACTTATTTATCTTGATGGTGTTGCAACAAACACTGGAGTTTATGAGGCGACTGTAGGGGCAACGGGAGATGTAACTCTTACAGGAACACAAACTTTAACAAACAAAACTTTAACTAGTCCTAAAATTGGTACAAACATTTTAGACACTAATGGAAACGAATTAATTAATCTTACTGCAACAGGTTCAGCAGTTAATGAATTAACAATAGCTAACGCAAGTACGGGAGTTACCGGACCAGTTATTTCAGCAACGGGTGAAACTAATGTTGGTATTAATATAAATCCTAAAGGAACAGGAGTTCTTAGATCAGGAACAGCTGCAATTCAAATTGCAGGAAAAGAAACTATGTGGATTCCAGCTTCAGCAATGTATGCCACAACAACTAATCCAGCAGAAGCCAATCAAGTTGAAACAACAGCACTAAGACCAGATATGAAAGTATTTGATTTTGCTGCAGCAGCAGATGACTTTGTACAATTTTCAGTAGCTTTTCCTAAATCATGGAATGAAGGTACAATTACTTATCAAACATTTTGGACACCAAGTACTACAAACACAGGTGATTGTATTTGGGGATTACAAGGTGTATCAGTTGGTGATGGTGACACTATTGATGTTGCTTTTGGTACAGCGGTAACAGTTACAGATGCAGGTATTGGAACAGTTGAAGATCAACAAGTTACAGCAGAAAGTTCAGCGGTTACAATTGCAGGATCTCCTGCAGTAGACCAACAAACTTATTTTAATTTTTTTAGAGATGCAAACGCAGGTGGAGATACTTTTACTGGAGTAGCAAGACTTCTAGGTATCAAAATATTCTTTACTACTGATGCAGCTAACGACGCATAAGGAATTTAGATATGAGAGATTTAAAAAATAAACTTACCTCAGGTAAGAGCACAAAAAATATACAAAACAGAAAAGGTAAATCATTTGGTTATCAAGTCTTAGGATTTGGTGCCGGTGGAAGCGCCGCAACATATGAGGTGGACTTTTTAGTAATAGCTGGTGGTGGTGGAGGTACAAGTGGTGCAGGTGCAGGTGGTGGAGGAGGCGGAGGTGGTGGATATAGAACATCAACTCAAGAAGCAACTCAAGGAAAAACAATTACAATAACAGTTGGAGCCGGTGGTAATGCTGGTTCTTCTGGTTCAACTTCTTCATTTTCAGGTACAGGATTAACTACAATTACTTCAGCAGGGGGTGGTGCTGGTGGAGTTTATAATGGTGGTAATGGTTATAGTGGTGGTTCTGGTGGAGGTGGTGCTTATTCTGGTGGTAATGGAGGATCAGGAAATACTCCAAGCACTTCTCCCTCACAAGGTTCTGATGGAGGGGATGCAAATAGTGCTAATGGTGCAGCTGCAGGTGGTGGCGGAGCTTCTGCTGCTGGTAGTAATGTTACAGGACCTGCAGGTAGTGCAGGGGGTGCTGGTACAGCTTCATCTATAACAGGTTCATCTGTTACAAGAGCAGGTGGAGGAGGTGGAGGAAGTGATCTTGGTGCAGGACCTGCAGGAGCAGGTGGAGGAGGTACAGGTGGAGGTAGTGGTGGAGCAGGTGTAGCAGGAGCTGCTAATTTTGGTGGCGGAGGTGGCGGAGGTGGTGGACCAAGTGGTGCTGGTGGTGCTGGTGGAAAAGGTGTAATTATTATAAGTATGCTTGATGCAGATTATTCTGGAACAACATCTGGAAGTCCAACAGTTGCTACAGGAGTTAGTGGTAAAACAGTATTAACATTTAATAGTTCAGGGAGTTACACAGGATAATGGCATATTTTACAAAATTAAATAATAATGTAGTTGAAAGAGTTGAATCTGTAAGTAATAATGTCTTATTAGAGGAACAGTTAGATGAAAATAATAATGTTATTTACGTTGGAGTTGAGCAAGAATCAAAAGGTGTAGAATTTTTAAAAACTTTATATAAAGAACCTAACGCTGTTTGGAAACAAACATCTTATAATACTTCTGGTGGAGTTCATAAATTAGGTGGTACACCTTTAAGAAAAAATTATGCTAGTATTGGTTACACTTATGATGAAGATAGAGATGCTTTCATAGCACCTAAACCTTACAATAGCTGGATATTTAATGAAAATACTTGTCTTTGGGAAGCACCTAGTGCCATGCCAGATGATGACAATAATTATACTTGGAATGAATCAACAACAACTTGGGATATAGTAGAATACATAGTGGTGTGAAAAAATTTAGTGGTGTGAAAAAAGCTATAATAGAAAATTTATTTCCAACTCCTATTTATAGGTCAAATATAGATAGACCATTTACAAAACAAGAATTAATATTTGTAACTGAACAAAAAAAACATTGTGTAAATAATACAGGAAATATTAATACAAAAGATAACTACATTTTAAATAGAAAAGAGTTTAAAAATATTAAAAAATTTTTAGATCAATGTTGTAAAGATTATCTTAAAAAGATTATCTCTCCTAAAAATAATATAGAACTCTACATAACTCAATCTTGGTTAAACTACACAGAAGAAAATCAATATCATCATCAACATGCACACCCAAATTCAGTTGTATCTGGTGTATTATATTTTGATTGTGATAAAGAAAACGATAAAATTAAATTTACAAATCCTAAAACTTATCAACAAATAAAACCTGAAACAAAAGATTTTAATATATGGAACTCTGAAACGTGGTGGTTTGCTTTAGAAACAGGTCAATTAGTAATGTTTCCATCATCTACAATACATCAAGTAGAAACTAAAAAAGGAACAAATACTAGAGTAAGTTTAGCTTTTAACACTTTTTATAAAGGTACAATAGGCTCAAATAATGATTTAACGGAGTTGATACTTTAAATTTATAGTGATATACCCCTATGATGGAGATAGTAATCCACCACACCTACTATCTCCTTTATAAGGATTTTATATGCTACAAAAATTAGGCTTCCTACCGGGATTCAATAAACAAGTTACATCAACAGGAGCCGAGTCGCAATGGACCGGCGGTACTAATGTACGTTTTAGATATGGTACTCCAGAAAAAATAGGGGGTTGGAATCAATTAGGTGATAGTAAACTTACCGGTGCAGCTAGAGGGTTACATCACATGGTTAATAGAGATGGTATTAAATATTCTCTTATTGGAACCAATAGAATTTTATACGCATACTCAGGAGAAGTTTACTACGATATACATCCTTTAGTTAATCCATCAGGTACAGCTATTACAAGTGCATTTAGCACGGTTAACGGATCACCGACCGTTACTATTACATTTTCAACAACAACTTCTTTTCAAGCAGGTGACATTATATTATTTGGTGATGTAAGTACTTTTAGTGCAATTACTAATTCTAATTTTAGTGCAGCAGATTTTGCTGATAAAAAATTTATGGTATCAAGTGTACCTAGTAACAATTCAATTACTATTACAATGCCTGGTAATGAAAGCGGATCCGGTGCTACTACTTCTGGAGGTATTACTTTTTTTCAATACTATCACGTAGGTCCTGCAGAACAAGTTGGTGTTTTTGGATGGGGTATATCTCAATTTGGTGGAACAGTAAGTGCTCCTCAAACAACTACGTTGAATGGAGCGTTGTCTGCTAACTCAGCAGGAACAGGCGGAACTGGAACTAGCATTATTTTAACATCTGTATTAAATTTTCCAACAACCGGAACTAATTTTATACAAGTAGGTACTGAAGAAATTTCTTACACAGGAGTAAATACAGCAACAAACACTTTAACAGGAATAACTAGAAATGTTAGGGGAACAGCAAATGCTCTTCACAACACGGGAGCTACCGTTACAAATTATAGTAGTTTTTCTGGTTGGGGTCAATCATCAGCTGACACGGATACTGTAGCTGAACCTGGTCTATGGGCCTTGGACAATTTAGGTAGTACATTAATTGCTTTAATTTTTAACGGTGAATGTTTTGAATGGAATGCTGATCTAACTAACGCAACATCAACTAGAGCTACAATTATTACAGGAGCACCTACAGCGTCACGTGACATGCTAGTATCAACTCCAGATAGACATTTAGTATTTTTTGGAACTGAAACAACTATTGGAGATAAAACAACACAAGACGATATGTTTATAAGATTTTCATCTCAAGAAAATATTAATGACTATCAACCTACAGCAACCAACAGTGCTGGTACACAAAGACTGGCCGCCGGATCACGGATTATTGGTGCTAAACTTGGTAGAAATGCAATTTACATTTGGTCAGACACTTCTTTATTTACTATGAGATTTGTTGGAACTCCTTTTACATTTGCTTACGAGCAGGTTGGAACTAACTGTGGTTTGATTGGTAAGAACGCAGCCGTTGAAGTTGATGGTGCAGCTTACTGGATGTCCGATAATGGTTTCTTTAGATACACTGGTAAACTAGAATCCATGGATTGTTTAGTTGAAGATTATGTTTATGATGATCTTAACACAACATCTAATCAATTTATTTATTGTGGTATTAATAATTTATTTGGAGAGATTACTTGGTTCTACCCTACAGCTGATTCTAATGTTACTACTAGATCAGTTACATATAGTTATTTAGATTCAACAGCTAAACGTCCCATATGGTTTACAAATGATAGTACATTATTTACTAGAACAACTTGGCAAGATTCTGCAGTATTTGGATTACCCCATGCAACACAATATGATGCAAATACAGATGTATCTTTTGATGTTGAAGGTAATACAGATGGAATTACTTATTACTATGAACACGAAACTGGACTTAATCAAATAAGGTTAGGTGTTACTACAGCTATTCCAGCAGATATTACTTCTGGTGATTATGACATTACTCAAAAAGTTGTAAGAGGTGCGGCTACTAACATGGCTGACCTTAGAGGTGATGGTGAAAATATAATGAGAGTAAGTAGAATAGTTCCTGATTTTATTAATCAATCAGGTAATACAATAATACAATTAGATTTAAGAGATTACCCTAATGAAACAGCAGCTAGTTCATCACTCGGACCATTTACTATAACAT